GAATCTTTTGCCAAGTTCTTCGAAGTCCTTGAACTGATCCTCCTTAATGAATTCCGACAGTGAAAATTCCGCCTCCCAAATAGTTTCCTTCTGCGCATCGTCCCCCGCAAAGAGTTCGGACGGTTCTGTAAATTCAGCCTTATCGTAATTCTGATAACCCGCAACCTTCTGGGCTTTCAACTTGAAATCACAACCTTCCCACAAATCAAACGGATTCGCAGGCTGCTGATCTGGGAACTGTGGTTCTAACAGTTCCATCACCTTGTCATGGATTTTCTTTCCATATTTATACAAGAACGTCTTGCCATTGTTCTCTGGATTCGAAGGGTCTTCGATAATCAGAATGTTGCTGATATACGTCAGCTTACGCTTTCGCGATCTCGCCACTTCCTTGTCGCGTTCCACCCCAGAATTCCAGAGTCGATTGTTCTCCTTGCAGACAGGGCACGGGCGCCCATCGAGCGTTGTCGGGCAGTTCTCGATGAACCACGAACCTCCCGGTCCCTGAAAGCCGTGTGACCACAGCTTCGCCCACGGGATGTCTTCGTCCTTCGGCGCCGGGAGGAATCGCAACTTGGCATAGCCGATGCCCGTCTTGGGATCGACAATCAATTTCCAGAAGCGTTCGTCGGCACCCCGCCTCTGCGGTGAGGTGTTCTTCTTCACTTCGTCGGCGAGTTTGGCGAGGAGGGATTTGCGGGAATTACGTAACGTTGTAAAATTGGTAGCCATCGTATTGGCACTCCTTGTATGGTCGAACGGTGGATTAGTGTATTATGAGTATCTAATAACAAACGTAAGTATATCACATATATTTAGGTTACGCAAATAGCTGTGGTTCCTCCTGACGAGGCGCTAATGACAGCCCCTGATACGATGCCCAAAACATTTTGGACAGCTTATGTGTGTATTGCCTCCACGCGGGCCGTTGCCAGTTGAGCAGTTGATCGGCTTTCCGTAAGCGAGTCAACCACGGGCGCACACCGAAGGCGCTGCCGCCTGGTTCGCGCTGTTCCCAATACTGTGACCAATGATACCCGTGCGCACTCTGTGGAATGAGCAACAGCACACACGCCAGGTCAACCATGAGTTCTCGACTGATGATCCCTTCGATGCAGGTCGGCAGTGATGCGCGTTGTTCATCCAGAAACGCCCCGTAGAGCCATTCGTCCACGTGTGCAGGCAAGAGCTTCTTCCGCAACGCATACAGTTCATTGCCGAGTGTTGACGTGCCATTTTCTGCACGGGACGCAAACGCCATACCATCTTGTAAAATATCCGGCGCCACAACATCCGCAATATAGGCCTTCGGTTTGAAGAAGTAGGTCAACAGCAGCGCCGCGTGGATTTGCGTATCCGACAGCTTCGTCGACAACCGATAATAAAATTGGCGATCACGTTGCTTGATGAGCGGGGGCGTTGAGACATGACCCTTGTATTTGATGAAGTCATATCCTTCCGTCGAGAAATAAAGACGATAAGATTTCGCGTACATGAAGACCTGTTCTGGCGACATCGTACACCCAATCAGAGAGGTAACTGGTTGAACTTGGGAATGAAGTGCAGTCGTTGGGCATCGTTGGCAAGTTCGCCACGAATCTTATCGCCCAGAGTACCGGCAATGAGTTCCGGTTCGATATTCTTTTCTGCGCAGTAGTAGATTACGGCATCCAGATAGGACATCCGCTTCGCAATGACCAAGCGTTCGATTGTTTGTGCAAGTGTTTCAGCATTTGTGTCCTGCGGGAGTGTAGGTATCGCCATGATATTATCTAAAAGGTGCTGGTTTCTGTTGCCGAGAGAGCCAGCGTCTCCGTTAGACTATTCCTAGTCTATCAGGTGCAACCCTTTAGGCTGCGAGTGCGAACTGGTTATCAGTTCTGTTTGACTCTATTTTACGACAGCGTCTTGTCGATAGCCTCCCCGCGCACATACAGTTCCCGTCGAATCTATTTCGCCCCCGTTAGTTTAATGGTGGAGGCGGCCGGTACTGCCCCGGCGTCCGAAGACCATTGTCCGCGCTTCAACGGCTATGATAGTAATTATATCACGCGCATTTTTAAAAATCAAGTCGATCTCTGTCGTCTACCCCGCTGCCCCTAATGGCATTAACGGGGTTGACCCCATACAAGCTCTTTGGGAGCCGGTCAACAACGCTTGACAATGTGCCATTCGCCTCATCACGTTCGGAGAGACGCGGATATTCTAGACCCCAGTCAATGTTAAGATCGGGGTCATTCCACGCAATGCCAATTTCGTCTGCCGCATTATAATGTGTCGTGCATTTGTATTCGACTTCAGCATCGTCACTCAGTACACTGAACCCGTGGGCAAACCCGGCGGGCACATAGACTTGTTGATATGAGTCTGCCGAGAGGTCAATCGACACCCAACGCCCGAACATTGGCGATCCCGGCCGCACGTCGACGGACACGTCACGAATGGTCCCTCGCAAGACGCGAATGAGCTTGCCCTGCGGGTGCTTGATTTGGAGATGCAATCCTCGAATGGTTCCACCTGCCGATCTCGAAAAGTTATCTTGCACGAACGGACCCGGAATGCCGAATGCCTGATACTTTTCTGCGTGAAACGACTCATAGAACAATCCACGGGGGTCTGAATACACGTCGGGTTCAAGAATAATTACACCCGGCAGATCCGTTTGTTCGGCGTGGAGATGGGCAACGGCCTTTTCATTTGTCATCGGTGTCCTCACTAAAATTGGTAATCTTCGAATGTTCTTTGTGGTTTGAACACTACAACCATTGAGGGGAACGGCGCGGAGTTTTCACTGCCACTAAACTTCAACCGTCCGGCGAGTAATCGAATATCAATGCCTTCCCTCGGCTGCCATATGTCTTTATTATAGATGTATTGGTGGAACATCTTTGTGTCCGTTCTTGCCGGGAGTAGCGCGACAGTTAAAAATCCGCGTAGGCGCTCTTCTGCGGCTTTCTCTATGAACTGTTTGCAAAGCCGTCGTGAGTAGGGCGGATTTAACCATCCACGTCGGCCGACTGCGGCCCAATCTTGAACGAGTGCGTCATCCGCCGTAGTGAAATAGTTCTTGCATTTGGCGTTGTCGCGAGTTGCTGCCAAGTCGTATGTGAAATCAAATTCTTTATGTAGGTCATCAAAGATATGCTGTGGAGTTTCCCACTCATCTGACGACGAAGAAAACATAACATTCGTACGCCCATTGCCTTCACCGCTGATAGTATCCATTTCTTCGAGCCAACGGCCATACCGCGAGAGTTGAACAAACTTCTCATATTCGTTTGACATGCAATAATTATACTCTACGCTGTGTGATAGCGCAAGTAGTATTCCTTAATGCGTTCGCGCAAGCCGTCGAATTCGTCCGCGAGGGTTGTCTCAAAGACCTCAAGCCCCTCTGGCGAAACGATGGGAAAGATGATACGCTTGACCTTCCGCCCCGTATGTTCAAACACACAGAGGCTGTAGAAACAGCCTTGCAGAAAGTAGTCCAACACATACTCGCGCTTCTTCGGACGACGCGACGTTTTGAAGTCAACAACTGCCAACTCTCCGTCCACTGTTGCGAGTAAGTCCACGCGCCCTGCAACCTTCAGGAGTGCGCTGTACATGTCTGATTCCTGTCCGTGGACGCGCTGAACGTGCTTATCGAGCCATGGACGCATATCCCCCCAGAACTGACGTACGTCGTCTGTGAGCGTCGCCACAGCGTCCTCGACCTGGTCGGCTTCGTTGTTGATATAGGATTCTGCCAGAATATGTAACGTTGTGCCGCGTGTGGTGGACTCTTTGGTGATTCTATTTGCCTCGGTTCTGCCCACGCGCTTTCTCCAGGCAGTGAGTTGAGGTTTGGGTCTGGCACCCAACACGCGAGTGATCGAGGGGTATTCGTTTCCGGCGTGGTCGCCGTCAAGGACTCGGTAAATTCGGCCGACGCGCTGGTTGACCTGTTCGATGCGGGGGAAAATATACGGTTCATGCTCAAAAGTTTTCATAATATTATTTGGGTGCTATTCAGGAATATTAATGGTCGAACCGGGATGTACACTCTTGATATTTCGAAGGATGTCTTTGAAAGTATCGGGCACCTTTAGTCCGCCGCGGTTTATGGTATACGACACACCTGGCGCGGTGATATCTTTTACGATGGTGTTTTCGCTCTTACATTTTGGGCACGATTGGGTTGTCGGATAATTGCGCCCGGAGATTGGGAGATTCAAATCAACTACCCTAAAATCACAACCATCCGCCGAACAAGAATATGAGTAATTGGGCATAATGAGATTCCTAGTTGAGACTAACGCTGTCGGTAGGCCAATATAAATTAGGGTCTTCGAGCGAGATGCTCGGTTTTGGTGATTGTGGTTGCAGGTGGGTCATGACCATTAATAGCTGGCGAAGGGCTCGGCTTAATACATCAAGCCACTCTGCGACGTGTGTTCCCGGCGGCATCATACTAAGTCTCATTTCCGCCGTGTTGACGAACATGAGAATCAAATCAAGTTGCAACTCTGGCGTCAAATGATCATACATTTCTTCGGCTTGCTCACGTCGTGCCTCATATTCCTCCCGTTTGTCTTCTATCGACTTAAAGTCATCCCTGCGATAGAGAATAGGCCAGTCGGTAACAGTATCCTTATTCTCCATCGATTTCCTCATCATCATTTGTAAGCCATGACTGCAATCGCAGAAGAGATTCCGGTGTAAGTTGTACTTCGGTCGGCGCGCCAAGCAACAATCGAATGGCAAACAAGAGACTACAAGCACCGGTGATGAACTCGATTCGGGACGAGGATAAGCTGAGATATAATATTGCTACGATAAGGGCTATTGTACATGCTACAATTTTAACCGCTTTAAACGAATCGAATACCTCAACATACTTGAGGTCCAATCGCATATCGAGTAGAGATCGTGCCACGTTATCGGTATTGTTGTCTTCCATCGGTCTAACCCCTATCTGAAATATCGCAACTCGAACCGCTGATCCAGTAGACCCGGAAACGCTCCGTTGACGACAGCTTTCGTACAGCGATAGGTACTGGGGAATTTGCCCTCTTTCAGTGCCATCACAATCGCCACTTCATCACTATGAAGTCGTTCCAGTAATTGCTGAAACAATTGTTCGCGTCGATGCGGCGGTACAGGTGTGTAGCCGCACGCTTCCGACCCGTCTTTGACGAACAGGTAGAGTATGCGGAGTTCGCGTTTCAAATGTGAGGGCGTCAATCCGATGGGGCCCGGATCTTGTTTGAATGGTGGAGCGCCCGCCGGTAAATTCCATTCAAGCCCTGCGTGGGCCAGCGCCAACAGATACGTCAGGCCTGGCGAATGATGCTTTTGCAGCCACGCAACCTTATCCGTGATTTTAGTTAGTGTCTTCTGATGTGTGAGAATTTCTCCAAGCTGTCGTGCTTTCATGGTGATACCTCGGTAATTGGTTCCACAAGCAGTTCGCAAACGTTCCTAAGTGAGTTGACGGCAATTGCCATTTCGTTCTCGCAATCGACGGTCCAGTGCGATGACTGTTTATAGTACTTCAGTAATTCGCGGCAGACAATCAGTGTGTGTTGCTGATATCGTGTATATCGTTCTTCGGGCGTGAGGCTCGTGTTTTCCGGCTCGCTTGACGCCAATCGTTCGGTTCGTGCTTCTCGTGTTTCGAACGGTACAATTACGCCAGGCATTATTCAATCACCAACTTTTCGACTGGCACGCCTTTCTTAATGGCCGACTGTAGCAGCGACTCCCACGTAGGAATTCGCCCTTCAAACGAATAGAACTGCTGATAGTAATTGCTCTGCGCTCGCAACGTATATTCCGTATGCTTGCTCTTGTAGGTGTCTAACGCCTCTCGCATACGCTTGACAGTATTAAGGATCATGGCCTCTGGGCGTTCATCGTAGGAGAACATCCACGACCATTCCGCACACGTCTCCGGCAGCGCCCCGTAATTGCTGGTGATGACGAGACAGCCTGCCATCATAGCTTCTTGCACCGCCATACAGGAGGTTTCCGCATACACTGAAGGGTAGACAAACACATGCGCTTCGTCCAACGCTTGACGCACGTCTGCATTCGGCTGTGTGCCGTGGTAAATGATATTCGGATTCTTTCTGAGAATATCATACAGCGGTTCGAACTCTTTGTCCTGTTCGTGCCATCCGTAAATATTCAACGACGAATATACATGGAGTTCCCAATCCTCACGTTCTTTCGCCAGCACCTCGGCCGCAGCACCGAGAATAGCGAGTCCTCGATGTGGGGTTGAGGTATAGATGAACTTGAGCTTGCCGTCGTAGGGTTTGGGAAAAACCGATTCACGAAAGGGCACCCCATTCTTAATGACGACGCCTTCGTTATATGGAAGACCGAGATACATATTATACTGCTGTTGCTGCCAGTGTGAGGCGAACACGATGTGATTAAACTTTGTGCGATAGCTCTGATCTTTCAGCACAGCGGATGCGGGGTCCTGCGGCAAATCCTGACACCAAAGTATGCGCGGCTTGTCCTCAAAGGTATACGTCTCAGGACGTGACATCATAATCTGCACCTGACTGGTCAGTTCAGGTAACGCCTCTTGTAGATTGGCGAGAATGAGTTCGGTGCCGCCGCGGGGTTTGCTTGACGTGGTCACATCAGACATAGTTATTCACTATCCTTTGGAGTATTGATTTTTGGCATTATATCCCGTAATGACGAAATTGCTTTTCCCGATTTGGCGCGTATGCGGGCCGCCGCATTGAGGACAGCGAGAGTCTTCAGAATTTTGGAAGGTTTGAAAAGCCAGTTCACGAGTGGTTTGACAACGTTCACAATAAAAATCCCATCGCGGCATGTCGCTTGCACATAATTTTAACGAGTTATCGAGAT